GCGGCCGCGGATATCGGTGAAAAGCATCTCAAGGGTTATCACGCAGTCATTGAGCTTGCGGAAAAGGGCGAAGCCCCTCTTTTCGGTACGCACATACTATTGGGGAAGCAAGCCCCCCAAATCGTCCGGAACGCTGCGCGCAATATTGAGGAGCGAAGAACCCACCCGGTTCAGATCCTTTGCTACAAGCCCGGATAAGTTTGCCTTATCGGTCCTTCGTCTCAAGGTCTGCTTAGTCCGCATAGCAGACATCAGGCCAGCTTCCCGTCAATCCACCCCGCCACGATCCGCCCCGGCACGCCGTCCACCGCCCGTTCCGCATCTCGCGCCAGATCCAGCCGTTTGCGCAGCTTGACCTGCGGCACCAGCAAGAAGATCGGCACGGTCGCCAGCCCGCGTCCTGTCTTGGACTTGGACGCCACAGCCCGACCTTTCGAATTCAACCGCCCCTCGGCGACCAGCAGGCTGGGCCCACGGCGGCGATAGATGAACCGCAGCCGCAATCCGGTGCGGCGCTCCCATTCTCCGGGGGTGATCCGGCCACCCTTGGTGCTTTTCCCGGCGGCCGGGGTGGGGATCGCCAGCCAAAAGCCATCCTTGGACCGGATCAGTGGCCCGGCGTCATGCGCGCCGATGATGACCGGTGCGTTGGACCAAACCAACGCCGCCGCGTTCAGGCTGTCGCCGGATTTCGGGAAACTGGCGAGGCGGATGGAGTTGCCCAGCCTGGTTCCCAGCCCCGCGCCTGTGATCTGGCCCCGCCATGCAGATTTCAGGGAGTCGCCCGCTTCGCGCATGGCGGCGGACACCGCTTTTTCCCCGGCGGCGATTTCGGCCTGCATCAGGGCGACGAGGTCAGGGTCGAAGTCGATCTTCAGCTTCATGATGGCCGCAGGTCCAGCGACCAGATCAGGCGTTCGCGGTCGCGAACAGGTTCGCCCTGAATGGTGAAGCTGTCGGCCCCGATCACGATATGATCGCCGGGGCGGGGATCGGGCAGGTCGGACAGGCGCACGTCAACCATCAGCGTGTCGCTGACAAACCGCCCAGCGCCAAACTCCGTAATTCGATCCGGGGCGCGTCGGATGACGCGGATCGGGCGTTCCTCCGATGTGGTGGCGGAAATCCAGACAGCGGCCGCCGCCATGGACGGATTGGCATAGATCCGGTCCATGGCGGCGGCGAAGACGTTCATGGCCGGTCAGTTCGAGGTGTGAATGCGGATCGCGATGCGCGGCCGCTTGTTAACCGGCAGGATCGAAGCTTCCGTCATCAGGTCGATCCAGCGCCCTTTTTCGTCGAGGTGCTGGCGGGCATAGAGCGGCAAGCCCATCGTATTGGCCGCCTCCAGCAGGTTGGCCGGGCCGCCATAGGTCGTGAAGGTGTCCATCGTGCCCAAGGGGAAGGCGATGCCCTCGCTGGCGGGGACAAGCCGTTCGGTCGTCTTTGTGGAAAGCGTGACGGTGCCCGCATATTCCTCGAACACGATGCCCGCGAAGGGGAAGTTGCGCCGCACGTCCTGGCGCAAAGGCTGCGCGCCGGTGGCGGCGTAGAACTTGTAGGCCTCTTCCGTTTTCGGATGTGCGATCAGCTTGTCGAAGAATTCCCGGCTGACGAGGGCATGCACGTCCGACATGCTTTCGCCCAGAAGGTTGTCTTCGATTGCCCGCAAAACCTCGCGCACCTTGCTTTGGACGAGCGTCCCTGCCGTGCCGAGCAGGAAATCCACCGAGATTTGCGCGAGGCCAAATTCGGTGAAGTAGTTGTAAAGGGTGGTGCCCGCCCCATCCTTCACGATGCCGCGCAGGGCGTTCATTTCCATGTATTCGCGGGTCTGGGCGTGCTTGCGGCGCATCAGCTGCAGCTTGCGGTTCATGACCTCAACCAGCGGGTCGGCACCATCGAAGACGCCCAGCGCGGGCTGACCCTGAATGTCGCCGGGCAGGATCACGTCATCATGCGGGATCCATGGCAGGGCGAAGCTGCGCATGGAACGCCCCTCGCGGGTACCGACGGTGGCGGGACCGCCCAGCGGCACTGAGGGCAGCAGGTTCAGGACACCCTCGTATTGCTCGATGATCACCGACCGCTGGGTGACGCCTTCAAAGCGGAAGAGGCCGATCTGGCCGAGGCGGGTGTAGAGGTTGGGCAGGATGTTGATGGCCTGCGTCATCTCGGCCAGCGAGTAACCGCCAACGTCAAAGGGATTGCGGACAAGGGTCATGGGGTACTCCGAATGAATGAGGGGATGGGACGTCAGACGCCGTCGCGGGCGATGATGCCGACGGCGGCCAGCTGTGCGATCTTGGCGGTTATCTTGGCCGCGTCGTTGACCGTGCCCTCGTAGGCAAGGCCTGCGCGGGAAACGATCGAGGGGCCCCGGGCGACGACAATGCCGACGGCGTCGGCGAGCGTGGCGTTCACGGGATACAGAAGGACCGCAACGGCGACCTGTGCACCTTCTGCGCCAGTTGCCGCCGATAGCGTGTATTTGCCGCTGGCGGTGATGCGACCGAGGACTGCACCGGAGGGATAGTTGGTACCGATCAGCAGCGTGATCACCTCGCGGGTGTAGTTCGGGTTGACCTCATATTTGAGGACATCGCCCATGCTGGGCTGTTCCGTCAGGACGGGCATTGGTCAGTCTCCATGTCTTGGGGGATGGGAAGAGGCGCTGACTCAGCGCTTGGCGTCGGTCGCTGCCTTCCGTGCGGCGGCGATAATCGGGCTGTCTTTGGCGGCTGCTGCGGCAGGTGCGGTGGCGATGATGCCAGCGGCATCGCTGCGTGCGGCGAGTTCGGCCAGAACCCGGGCGCGCAGGGCCTCGGGTTTCAACCCGCGCGTGACGGCGTCCGCCGCGTCGATGGTCACGCCGAGGCGGGCGGCCTGCGCGCAAACCTGCGCCACCTCTGCCGCTTCGGCACGCACGGCGTCGGCGGTCATGGTCAAGGGCGCTGCATTGGCCGCCGCAGTGGGCGGCTCTGGCGCAGCCGCAACTGGCGGTGTTGCCACGGGTGTCGTCGCGTCGGCGGAAATTTCAGGCGTGGTGGTCATCTGCGGACCCTTTCTGCTGGTGGAAGTTGTGCCGCGGGGTGCGGCGGCGAACGCGTGGAAGGCGGTGACGGGATCGGCAAGATCATCGGCCAGACCAGCGGCGATGGCGTCAGTGCCGCGGAACACAGCGGCTTCTGTGGCCAGTGCTGCCGCCTGTGTCAGCCGATCCCCTCGACCGGCAGCGACGGTTTCGGCGAAAAGAAAGCGGACGACCTCCAACTCGCGCTGCATCTGGTCGTGCACGGCTTCGGGCAGCGGCTGGTACGGGTTCGCATCGATCTTGTGGGCCCCGGCGTGGATCAGCGTGACGGCGATGCCCTTCTGGTCCAGCGCCCCGCTCATATCAGTGTGCAGCGCCACGACTCCAATGCTGCCCACCGCGCCGGTGCGGGGCAGCACGATCCGGTCGGCCTGGCTGGCGAGGACATAGCCAGCCGACAGGGCGTGTTCGGCGACAAAGGCGTGGACGGGTTTCTGCGCCCGCGCGGCCCGGATGCGGTCGGCCAGATCGAAGGCCCCGGCGACCTCGCCGCCAAAGCTGTCGATGTCCAAGGCGATGCCGCGCACGCCGGGATCGGCCAGCGCCGCCTGCAGCTGGGCGGCGATGCCCTCATAGGACGTCAAACCGGAGGATTGCCCGATCCATGCGCCGCGATGGACCAGCGTTCCGGCGATTTCGATGACGGCGATGCCATCCACCACCGCAAAGGGTTGGCTGCCGTTGCGCTGATGGCGCTGGGCGAGATCGTTCCCGAACAGCGACGCCCGGGCGGGAACGTTGGCAGCGGTTTGGTCAGCGGCTTCCACCTCCAGCCCTTGGAAGGTGATTTCCTGTCCGGTGATGCGCGTGCCCAACCCTGACAGGAAGGCCAGTGCCTTGGCCGGATCGACCATCAGCGGCGTGTTGAAAGCTCGCTGGGCGATCTGAGCGTGGTGCATCATGTGCCTTCCTTTGTGGCGGGTTTCGCGGCTTCGTCGCCCGTACCCTCTTCGTCGGTGCCGTCGCGCTGGTCTTCGCCGTCGCTGTCATCATCCTTGCCGGAAACCGCGCCGGGTCCCTGCGCCGGGGATCCCGGCCGCCGGAAGTCGAGGCCCAGCTCCTTTTCGCGTTTCCGCTCGGCGGCGATTTCGCGGTCGACCTGTTCGGCGTCGTATCCGCGCTCGGCCAGCGCCTGCGTGCGGGATTTCAACCCTGCCTCGATCTGCAGGATCTCTGCCGAGGCATCCTTCATCGGGTCGATCCAGTCCCATTTGGTCGGCAGCCAGGCGCAGGCCTGATACTGGCGGCGCTGGCTGTCGTAGCCGGGCAGGTCCAAGGCACCCGACAACACAGCCGTGTCCATCCAGCGCACCCAGACGGCGCGGCAAAGCTGATATACCAGCACGCCATGTTGCCAGGCCGATATCCGGCGCCGGAATTCGATCAGCGAAATCCGCGTGTTCGAGAAGTTGCCCTTGGCGGTGTCGCCGGTCAGATAGCCATAGGGCACGCCCAGCGCCGCTGCGATCTGCAGCAGGGTCCGGTACTGGAACGGCTCATAGGTGCCGCCCGAGTCTGGCGTGGCCGGGGTCGAGACATCCTCGCCGGGATCGAGACGCACCACCTGTCCGGGTTCGACCTCCAGATCCTCCTCGGTCGGTTCCAGCGGCGTTTCCAGGGCGGGCGAGGTGATGAACATCGCAAACATCGCCGCAATCTTCTTCCGCTCCAGCTCCGCGTCGTCGTAGAGGTCGAGCGTGAACAGTTTCACGATGGCAGCGGCGAACCGCGACACGCCGCGCAGCTGGCCCGCTTCCACCGGGTCGAGGACATGGATCACGTCTGCCGCCGCGACACGGACGGTTTCCCCAGCCAGACCCGGATCGGTCAGATCACCGGGGTGGCGGCGCAGGAAGTGATAGGCGACGCGGCGCCCGATGCCGTCGAACTCGATGCCCTGCCGGATCAGCCCTGCGCCGGGCAGGGTCCGGTTCATGTCGAGCGGCAGCATCTCGGCGGGCAGCATCTGTAGTTGCAGCGGCACCGTCAGACCGTCCTCGGCCCGGCGCGGCCGGATGCGGATGAACACCTCGCCCGACAGGAAAACCTCGCGCGCAGCGCGCCGCTGCAGCCCGTAGAAATCGGTCAGCCCTTCGGCATCAGCATCATCAGTCCAGGCCAGCCACAACGTTTGGAGTTCTTCCTTCTTGGCGGCATCCGTGATGGTCGACGAAGGCTTGATGCCATCGCCGACGACATTGCTGGCGAAGCTCTCCACCGCGTTTGCGGCATAGCCGTTGTTGCGGACCAGCCAGCGCGCCCGGGCGGTGATCGTGTCGCCCGAGGCGGCGATCAGCGTGTTCACATGGGCGCGGCTGGCGCGGAACCCGCGCAGTCGTCGGTGGGCCTGCGCCGCATCGAACCCGCCGATGATCGAGCCGATGCGTTGCCGAAAGGCCTCGAATGCCATGGATCACAGGCCTTTTGACGCGACAGTGCCCCAGCGCCGACGACGCGGGATGCCGGAAGTGGCTGTGGCAATTCGGGTTTCCAGATCGCTGATGGCGTTCGCCAGTTCCGCGTCAGAGCCATAGTTGATCGACTTGCCGTCATAGCTGACCGACCGGACGCCCGCGTAGCGCGCCTCCTGCAGCGCGGCCAGCAGGGCGCGCATCCGTTCCAGATCCATCTCAATCCCTCATGAAGTTAGGTGTGTAGGCTCGACGTTTCCGCCGTGGCGTAGTGGGTGCCCCGGCCTTGGGTGCGGTTGGGGCCTCTGGTGTGGCAGCAATTTGCATCGGCGCTTGCTGCTTAGTTTCAACGCCAGCTTGCGCTTCCAGCCGCCGCCATGTCGCCTCGTCCCAGCGGTCGGCGCCCATGATCCAGGCCGCCGCCCGGGCATAGACGCGGGTGTCCAGCGCCTCGTTGCGTTCGCGCATCTTCTGCCATTCGGGGTGGGCATAGCCGCGCTTGTTGCGCACGGTGACCAGCTGTTCGGCCACCAGCTGCTTCAGCCATTCGGTGTCGATCCAGTCGGGCAGATGCACGGTGCCGGGGGCGTCGAGCACGCCCAGCGCCCGGTCCTCATCCGAGGGGCGCTCCAGCCGCAGGAAGCGGTAGGTTTCGGTCTTGAACGTCGCCGTGGCCACGGACCACAGCCGCGCGCCCCGGCGCAGACGCTTGCCGCCGATGGTGGCGTCGACGAATGTCGGGCCCGACACCGGCGTGGCGCGGTTGAAGCCCTCGAGACCCTTGATCGGGGCCACCTGGTCGAACCCCTGCTTGCGCGCCCATGCGTAAACCGCCGGGGCTTCATAGCCCGTGTCGATGGCGAGCTTTCCGATCAGCATCACTGCGCCATTGGCGCAGGTCCATGTACGACCCAGAAGGGCCGTCAGCTTGTCCCAGCAGGCGGGATCGTCCGGGCCACCGGCAATCACGACGTGATCGACCAGCCAGGACTCCAGGCCGCGCCCCCAGGCCCAGACATCGACCTCGATCCGATCCTTTTGCACATCGACGCCAGCCGTCAGGAACAACCCGCCGACCGGGATTTGCACACCGGCGTAATTTTCGCGGCGTTCCGCCAGCCGTTGCCACTCGGGGGCGTCGCCGCTTTCGACCCACGTCTCGCCCAGCAGGGTGTTGCGCGCGACGCGCAGCATCTCCTCCGAACCTTGGGCCGCCAGCCATTCCCGTGCGATCTGCTGCCAGCTTTTCCAGCCCAAGGGCGAATAGAGCGCCGAGATGTGGAAGCCGATGGAGTGGGGATCGGCGGATACAGCCGTCGCCCGCCATTCGCCCCGTTCCAGCATCTGCGTCTTGTGATGCTCGGCGATGGGCTTTTCGCAGCCCTCGCAGTGATAGGCCGCCGTTTCAGGCCGCCCCTTGTCCCAGCGCAGGCGGTCGAACTGCAGCCATTGCATCGCGCCGCAATGCGGGCAGGGCACGAAATACCGGCGCTGGTCCGATGCCTCGAACTCGCGCTCGATCCGGCTCAGCCCCCGGATCGTGGGCGTCGAGACCATGAACACCTTGCGCCGATGCGAAAAGGTGGTGGTCCGCGCTTCGGCCAGAGTGACCGGGTCGCCTTCCTCGTCAGCCGAGGCCGGATATGCGTCCACTTCGTCGAGGAAGATGTAGCGCGCGGGCATCGACCGCAGGCCGGTGGCACTGTTGGCGCCGGTCAGCACCAGGATGCCGCCGGGGAATTCCTTCGACAGCATCGAATTGCCCGCATCGCGCGAGCGGGCCGGTTTGACCCGTTCGCGCAGAGCCGCGCTGTCCGCGATCAGGGGATCAAGACGGCCCCGCGACGTGCGTTTGGCGAGTTCCAGCGATGGCAAGACCGCCAGCATCGGGCCCGGCGCATGGTGGATCACGAAGCCGATCCAGTTGTTGCCTGCCTCGGTCGCGCCGACCTGTGCAGCTTTCATGAAGGTCACACGCTGCGCGGGATGGCGCGGCGACAGAGCATCCATGATCTCGCGCAGGTAGGGCGCGCGGGCCGTGCGATAGCGCCCCGGTTCGGCCGCACCACGCGAGGACAACCAGCGGTGTTCATCCGCCCATTCCGACACCGTCAGATCCGGGTCGGGCCGCATCCCCTTGCGCCACGAGCGCAGGATGTCCTCGGCCCCGTCAAATTCGAGGTCGAGGCCGTCTGTCAGGTCGAGTTCTTCGCCTTCATGCAAGCGAGACCCGGAGGTCGGCGAGAGCGTCGAGGTGCTGTCTGACATGGGCTTCCAACACCCTCTGCAGGATCGCGGCCTCGATGATCACCGGCGTTCCGGTTTGTTTCTCCACTCCCAAGGCCACTTCGGCCGCCATCAGCGCCGCCACTCTGTTGGGCCAAGTGACCCAAGTATCGCGTTCCTGCCGAGCCAACCGGAACACCAGAGCTTCCGCCCGGGCCCTGTCGACCAGCGTGCCCTTCTTCTTCTGGATACCGAGCTGCTTGTCTTGTGCCTGGTAGACGGTCAGCGCGGTGCGGGCCTTCAGATAGGACGAGCTGTCTGCGGGACCGCTGAACCCGCTTTCGCCGGTGCTTCGCCGCTGCTGGTCGGGATCGGTCATGTCGGCCCGGCGCACATCCGACGCGGCCGCGTTGATCGATCCGTCGCTGTAAACCACCAGCCGACTGGCTTTTCGGGCCTTCTGGATCGCCCCGCGCGACAGGCCGGAATGGGCGGAATACTCCCGCTCGGACATACCTTCCATGCCGCCGCCCGCCACATCTAAAGCAATGAAATTGCTTGTTATTCAGTTGATTACACTTCGGGATGGAGCGATTCTGATGGCACCAGAACGATGCAACTCACCGAAGGACGGCCACGCCATGACCACCCGCCGCGCCACCGACAACACCAAAGCCCTCGACGCCTTCATGACCACCAAGTTCCAGATCGCCGCGATGCTGGAGCGCCTGAAAGCCCTGAGCGACGACCATTTCGAGACCCACCCCGAAGAGATCAACTGGGGCCATGTCGGCACCCTGAACCATTACGCCAGCCTGCTGCGCCAGATTACCGACGCCGCGTTCAAGGAGGGCGAACATGCCGCTTGATCCCGCCCAGCGCCATCAGATGGAACAGGATGCGATCACCGCCGCATGGGAGGCCGAACGCCTCGCCGCCTGCGACGACGCCATCGCCCTGCTGCGCGAAGTCGTCGATCTCGAACGCGACGATGATGGTGGCGTGATCATCGGCACGGATGCCGACGGTCACACCGACCTGATGTCGCGCATCACAGCCTTCCTTGCCGCCAACGATTAGTAGGAGGAACCCGACATGACAAAACTCACCGAAACCCAGACCATCATCCTCAGCGCCGGGGCCCAGCGCCCAGAAAACATCGCCCTGCCGCTGCCCAAAGGTCTGGCCGGTGCTGCGGCGAAGATGGCCGTGACCAAGATGATCGAACACGGCTGGCTGCAGGAGGTCGATGCCAACCTGCGCCGGAATGAGCCGCTCTGGCGCGAAACCGGCGATGGCCACGGGACCACGCTGGTGGTCACAGACGCGGGGCTGCTGGCCATCGGGATCGAACCGGTCGTGGTGAAAACCGTGGTCGCGATCCGCCAGCATGCCGCCAAGACTCCCGCCCCCAAACCGACCACCCAGCGAGCCGGAACCAAGCAGGCCATGCTAATTGCAATGCTGCAGCGCCCCGAAGGCGCGTCCATCGCAGAGATTGTCGAGGCTACCGGCTGGATGGGGCATAGCGCCCGGGGTGCAATCTCGGGCGTGCTGAAGAAAAAGCTCGCGCTCCCCGTCACGGCAGAAAGGGTCGATGGGCGCGGGACGGTCTACAAGTTGCCAACTGCATGAGGCGTCACTGAGGGTTCTGCTGGCGTCAGCTTCTCCCTGTCAGCCTGCAACGCGTCGAGAATCCGATTTGCGACCAGACCCACATTGACGACGATCATTGCTCCCTCGCTCGGCGAAATCGTCAGATCCTCCAACTTTGCGTAACGAACGAACGCGCACCGGTGTTCGTTCTTTTGCGAGGTTTCGGAACTCTGGATCAACCAGAGGACCCGATCACAATCGCCCGGAAGAAGGGTGCGGGTGCGCAGAAACTCCGACAGATGTCGCGCGACAAGGCCGAATGCGATGGACGGCCCGAAGCCGATCCGGCGCAAGTCCTGTGCTACTGCGACGGCCTCGACGTCTCGCCAGCTATACCAGCGGTCTTTTCCGGGATCCGGCGTGTGCTCCGGCCGAAAACCGTCGCGTGATATGGCTTGGTGCAGGTCGGCGCGCGGGATCGGAATTGCGCGCACCAGATCGCCGTTTCGCCAGCGCGGCTTCATTTTCTTGCTCTTTCCGGTTCAGCGGTGGGGGAGGCGACTTCGACCCGCAGCGCGACTTTTCCCGTCGCCATCTCCCATCGCCGCACCGCAACGTCGCAATAGACCGGGTCCAGTTCCATCGCGAAACACCGCCGCCCAGCGCGTTCAGCGGCAACGATCTGGGTGCCGGAACCGCAGAACGGCTCGTAGATCACGTCGCCGGGATCGCTGAACGCCGTAAGCACTGCCTCGACCAGCGCCACCGGGAATACTGCCGGGTGCGATCCGGCGGCACCCAGCCCGCCCTTGTGGCGCATGATGCGGAAGACGGAGTCGGGGATGCGGTGGCTCTGGATCGCGTTGCCCGTGCCGGTCTTGGCGTGGACGGTGCCGTCGGCCCCGCGCAGCCCACCGCCGCCCAAGGTTTCGCCCGCGTGCTTGGACGGGACCGTCTTGTGCGGTTTGCGGGGTGCGCGGTTGAAGTGAAAAATGAATTCGTGAGATGGGGCAAGTCGGCCATTCCAGTCGCCCGGCAAACCGGGGCCCTGATCCCACACATACCAGCCAAACCGACGCCAACCAGAGGCGCGCATCCATTCCACCCATCCTTCCCAATAGGGCTGCCATTCGCTGTCTCGATGGACGAGGCCGAGGTTGACAAGCAGCTGTGCGTCCGCTGTGACCGGCGCTGCGGCGAAAACGCCCTGCATCAGCGCATCCCAATCGCCGACCTTCTCCTTGGCGGCGCCGTAGTCGCGCTGCTGGGCGTAGGGTGGCGAGGTGAACATCAGCGTGGCCTGTTCGCCCTGCATCAGCTTGGCTACGGCAGCCGGATCGGTAGCGTCGCCGCAGCATAGCCGGTGCTTGCCCAGCGCCCAGATGTCTCCCGGCCGGGTGATCGGTTCGGCGGGCGGGGCGGGGATGGCATCCGCCGCATCGTCGTCGATCACCGTCCTGTCGTCGTCGCCCGCGTGCAGCAGGGCGTCCAGTTCATCCTCGGGGATCCCGATCAGCCCGAGGTCGAAATCCTCGGCCAGCAGCGCCTGCAGCTCCTGCAGCAGAAGCGCCTCGTCCCAGCCGCCCAACTCGGTCAGCTTGTTGTCGGCAATCCGATAGGCCCGGCGCTGGGCTTCGGTCAGATGGCCCAGCACGATGACCGGGGCTTCGGCCAGCCCGAGGTGGGCGGCCGCCAGGATGCGACCGTGGCCTGCGATCAGCTCCCCGTCGGCCGCCACCAGCACCGGGACGGTCCAGCCGAACTCCGCCATGCTGGCGGCGATCTTGGCGACCTGATTGGCGTCGTGGGTCTTGGCGTTGCGAGCGTAGGGTTTCAGCCGGGCGAGCGGCCAGTGCTCGATCCGGTCGGGTGGCATCCTCATTGCGCGGGTTCGGCCAGCGGCGTGCAGACGATCAGCCTGGTTCGGCCCGGCAGATACCAGCTCGGGAAATCCTCGGGCCAGGTGACGCGCAGCCCGTAAAGCGCAGCCGTGGCCTCGGTATCCTGACGCTTCGCAGCATCGAAGTTGCCGTAGAGATGGGCTGCCACCGCGGCGGCTTTCCGGTCCTTGCGGTAGAAATACCCGTGATCGACGAGCTCACGCGGCCAGGGATCGACGTGATATCCGCGCCCATTGAACAAGCCGCGCCGCGCCAGCACCGAGGGCGAAAAGTCAGATTTCGACAGTCGCCAGCCATGCCGCTCGCCGAAGATCACGGCCAGCCGCTGGCGCGTGGCGCGCAAATCCTGATACAGGGCGTCGCTCCGAGGATAGCCTTTCGCGTCGCAGAATTTCTGCTGATAGTCAGTCACCGCGCTGGCGAGAGCGGCGATTTCGTCAGCGCTGGTTGCAGCCTGCTGGATGGCGAGGGGTCTGTTCATGCTGCCAGCCTCTTGGTTTTCAGGTCGGTGAAGGTTTCGCCGGTGTCCGCCAGCACGGCATTGGCGCCGGTGAATTGCTGCCAGCGCTCGATGGCCACGTCGACATAGGCCGGGTTCAATTCGATGCCGTAGCAGACGCGGCCCGTGGTCTCAGCGGCGATCAGGGTGGTGCCGGATCCCATGAAGGGTTCGAACACCGCCTGGCCGGGGCTGGAGTTGTTCAGGATCGGGCGGCGCATGCACTCGACTGGCTTCTGCGTGCCGTGGACAGTTGCCGCGTCCTGGTCCTTGCCGGAAATATGCCAGAGGGTGGTCTGTTTGCGGTCGCCCGCCCAGTGACCCTTGCCGGTCTTCTTGACGGCATACCAGCAGGGTTCGTGCTGCCAGTGATAATCGCCCCGGCTAAGAACGAGGCGGTCCTTGGCCCAGATGATCTGCGACCGCACGGCGAAACCTGCCGCAACCAGGCTATCGGCCACGGTCGAACTATGCAGCGCACCGTGCCAGACATAGGCGACATCGCCGGGGAACAGCGCCCAGACTTCGCGCCAATCGGCGCGGTCGTCGTTCAGCACCTTGCCGGTGCGTTTGGTCTTGGCCGCCCCCGCCTGGTTGCGCCAGGACGGATCGTATTCGACCCCATAGGGCGGGTCCGTCACCATCAGCAGCGGCTTCACGTCGCCGAGCAGCCGCCCGACCACATCAGCGGAGGTGCTGTCACCGCAGGTCAGACGGTGCGATCCGAGCTGCCAGAGGTCGCCCGCCACCGACACCGGCGTGACCGGCGGTTCGGGAATGTCATCTTCGCCCTCGACCGCACCGCCTTCCACGTGATCCGGATCGCGCAGCAACGCATCCAGATCCTCATCGGTGATCCCCAGCAGCGACAGGTCGAAATCCTCGGCCAGCAGCCCCGCGATCTCGTCGCGCAGCATCGCCTCATCCCATTCGCCAAGTTCGGTCAGTTTGTTGTCGGCTATGCGGTAAGCCCGGCGTTCCGCCTCATCGAGATGGCTGAGCCGGATCACCGGCACGTCCTTCAGCCCAAGCATGGCAGCCGCCAGCACCCGGCCATGCCCGGCGATCAACTCGCCATCGTCGGCCACCAGGCAAGGCACGGTCCAGCCGAATTTCGCCATGCTGGCGGCGATCTTGGCCACCTGGTCGGTGCCGTGGATCTTGGCGTTGCGGGCGTAGGGGCGCAGCCGGTCAATCGGCCAGGATTCAATCTGGCTCGGCGCAAAGACCAGGTCCATCGGGTGGCTTCCATGTGGGGCAGGGCGGGCAAGCCGATGCGCGCTGGGCGATGCCAGCGTCAGGATCGGGATCCGCGATGTGGGGAAATGAGAAGCGCCCGCGAGGGTGTCCTCCGGGCGCAATTCTTCGATGATCAAGGGGTAGGTCAAGGGGGGCAGCTTTGTCAAATGAAAAATAGACGCGGATTCAATGGCTTCCCAGCAGATGGCTTCCGCTGGCTGGCTTCCGGCGTGGTGGCTTCCGCAAGCTGGATTCCCTGGCTTCCGCAAAAGAATCCAGCGCGCGGGGGTCGTGATTCCACAAGCCTTTGATATTGAGTCGCTTTTCCCAAGATCACCCGGCAGGTGGATTCCGCCTGGATTCCCCGGTGAAACTGCCTGTCGCTAGCGAAACGCCGCGCTGCGCCCCCCCGCACACGTTAGGGGCCGGGGAGGAACCATGCCGTGGGGGGCGAACGAGCGAACGTTCTGACTATGATGAGAAACCGACTACAGTGCTACCGGCTTGGAGAGAAGTCAGCGCTCCCAATTTCAGAACTGAAATCGGCTCAACTCGACAGGAACGCGCCGCAGGCAAGAGGGTCGACATTCAGCGGCGGATCTGTTGAAGTGCATGCTGTCTTCTTTGCCTAGCCCTCAGACTTTGCGAGCTCTCGGACGAAGACCTTGGCACTGATGAGAAGTACTGAAGGGGCAGAACACAAAGATGGAGCCATCGCTCAAATACATTGATGTGAAGGATCTTCTTTTTGATCCTGAGAACCCACGGCTCCCTGGTAAACTTTCACATGCAGAAGAATCCGAGATCATTGAGTTCTTCATTCGGCAATGCAATTTGCCAGAGCTAATGATGTCGATAGCAGCGAAGGGATTCTTTTCTGGCGAGCCAATTCTTGTTGTTAAGCAGGTGGATGGCAGGTTCCTTACAGTCGAAGGGAACCGTCGTCTGGCAGCGGTGAAATTGATTTCTTCAGCGGATCCTGCCCCAGTGCAGCAGAAACTGATTGAGCAAATTCGGGAAAGTGCAAAGCATCGGCCCACGACGATCCCTTGCTTAGTTTTTTCTGCAAGAAGTGACATTCTTCTCTACCTTGGCTATCGCCACATTACTGGCATCAAAGAGTGGGACTCTCTTGCCAAGGCCAGATATCTGAAGCAGCTGAGAGAAACGTTTGATGCTGATGATCACGCTGGTGCGCACCGAGCGCTGGCCAAGCAAATAGGAAGTAAGAGCGCTACAGTAGCGAAGATGCTTACCGGTCTTAAAGTCTTGGAGTATGCCGACTCAGAAGGTATCTTGGCGGAGTTAAAGCTCGAGCCAGATGATATTCCGTTTTCACTTTTGACCACTGGGATTGGATGGGAGAGCCTGGCTAACTTCATTGGCCTCGGAGGCCCGGGCGATGTAACATTAGCCGAGATCAGCAAGGATCGAACTGCAGAGTTTTTTGCTTGGATTTTTTTTAAAGTCGATGGACGCAAGACAAAACTAGGTGAATCTCGGAACTTTGAGAAATTGGCGCGAATCGTTAAGAGTTCGGAAGCACTAGAATCGCTTCGTGCAGGTGACTCTATCGTTTCAGCAGATTTGCTTACCGAAGGGCCTCTTCAGGCGATTAGGTCTAATATTCAGATAGCAATAAATGCTATTGAACACGCCCAGAGTTCCTTGAGACTTGTCGAAAGTCTAAATGAAATTGATCAGACCAGTGGAGAGCGACTAAAGAGGATGGCGAATATTTTGGCCTCCTCCATCACCGCAGTAGTTGCCTCTGGAAACTCAGATGATCAGTGAGTCAAAATGCTTTCTTTAAGCGAGCCAAAGAATTCCGACATTCATACAATCTGTGATTTTTGGGAGTTACTTTGTTTAATGACTCCCGATCAGGAGTGCTCACTCGACTATCTAAACGACTTTGTCTCCGACTATAGGGACAATGGTCGTGATGCATTTTCTGATGATGATCTTTCGGACGTTCTTGCCCAAGCATCTTGGCGTGAGGGTGCTTTCGGTCATTGGTATCCGTTTTCTGTCGACATAGATGGGCTGATCTCGGCAGCAAATCTTCTTTCCGATCAGCAGAAGTTTTACTTTTTTCTTCTGATTTGCTCCAATTTAGCGTTCGTAACTAATCGAACGCACTGGCAACCGCTGACAGATGCTTTTGAGAGGGCAAGTCATAGCGCGCTCACAAGGATGTGGCCTGCTTCTGGTGTTGCGGTGCCGTTTGGTAAGAACACTACGGGGTATATTGGACCCAAGTGGGATCGGCTTAACTTGCTCGGATCGCAGATCGGCGGTCGCCCTAGGTTGACCGAAAGAGACTTCAGGGGCGGTGATGGCGGCGATGGCGGAATCGATTTGGCGGGTTGGCTCGACCTGGATTTACATGAGCCAAAGAACAAGATGTCGATTCTAGCTCAGTGCGCATGCTCAAGGGAAGAGTGGGTCAGGAAGCAGACTGAGATTTCCAGCGTGCGATTGGCAAACATGCTCAGCCCAACCGCACCTTGGATTGAGTGTCTTTTCTCGCCAGTTTCATTTCGCGACAATTTCGGACAATGGGCGGTGCCGTCTAGCGTCGCAAATATCGTTCTAATTGACAGGTTGCGATTGCTTAATTCAATTCTTCCGCACAATGATCTGGCTGCCGTGGATGTGCCCGCAACTGTCCAAGGGTATCTTCAGCAAAGACTTGCGCTCGTTTAATATTGATGAGGCTGTCCCACGGAACTGAATTTTGATTCTAAAATTTCACAATAGATATATCTTGTCTTTTCAGATTTCACGCGGCTCTATTTTTTCCATGATTCTTAATGCAAAGAAGTAGATGTTCGCCAATTGCCTTGCCGAGCAGCGGCGGGACCGCGTTCCCGACTTGAATGTACTGGTCGGTTTTTGAGCCAGAGAACTCAAAGGAGTCCGGGAACGACTGGATCCGTGCAGCCTCGCGCACCGAAATGGCGCGCTCCTGATCCGGGTGGATGAACGCTCCCCAATGGATGTCGCATTTGGTCAGAACAGTGCAGGACAGGCCATCCCACTTCATCCGACCATAGCGCTTGGTGTGGTCTGAGCGCTTTGCTCGCTTCATGCCTGCAGGCAGGAGGTCGTGCGGGATGTCCCGCCAGCTGCCGCCAGCTGGAATATGGGCTAGGCGGTCCATGTTTGCTTTTCCAAGACGCGGCGCTGCGTGGTTGGAAACTGATTCAAGTTTTGCCCGCAGAAGCCGCTGGAATTCAGATTGCGGCGGGCATGCGTATGCAACAGGTCCAGGGTCCTCACCATTGGTTAAGGGAGGAAGATCGCCAATGGCATCAGCAATGGTGACGAAGGGCAGCAAGCTTTCACCGTGGGTCGGTGCCGGATGGGATATCGGGACGCCAATCCGGTTTCCGATGAAAACAACGCGACGCCGTTCCTGCGGTACGCCGTATTCTTCAGCGCGGAGCACTTTTTCCTTCACGTCGTACCCAAGAGCGCGCATCTCGGTCCTGATCGCATGAACAGCCTCACCGCCGCCAATTGAGTAGATCCCTGCGACGTTTTCCATGACAATCCATTCGGGCTGCAGCCCTTCCACGATCCTCAAGTACTCGCGAAACAACGTGGCCCGAGCGTCATGCATGCCACGTTGATGGTTGTAAACCGAATAGGCCTGACAGGGTGGACCACCGACCAGGACGGTCAGCTCGCCTCGCTTCAAGCCCGAAACCTCCATGAGGCGCTCCACACTCAGGTCTTGGATCGGCCCAGGGATGAACTTCGCGCTCGCGTGTGTGCGTGTGAATGTCTCCCCGGCCGCTTCGAACATGTCGTTGCCCGCCAAGACTGAAAAACCAGCCATTTCAAGACCGGCGGAAAGCCCGCCAGCTCCGCAGAAGAGATCAATCGCTGTGTTTGCCATGTCCGCCGCCCGTCCGGTTGTTCTCTTTTTGTACCGTATTTGACAAGATTTTGTTAATCCGTCAACGATTCATGCCCCGCTCTTCGCGCTGATCCTGCCTTCGAACTCCTGAAGCGACACGGGAATGCCTCCAGTCAGCCCTTCAATGGCACTTTCCAGCGTCGTCGAAAACTCCTGAACCACGGTCAGGTGATGAACCGAACTCCCGGGGCGCCGAACAAAATCGACCAGAAACCAGATCACGTCCGCATTCGACACATGGTTTACTGAGCGCATGGCGCCCATCGACATGAAGAACGGCAGGTCAACAACGATAGCCATCTTCTTGCCCCAACGACGCAAGGTAGGCACCTTGATCTGCAACTGTGGCATCAAGCGCTTTGGGCCACTTGATCGATAGTCGGGGCGACGTCCCTCGACAGGCATGGAAATGGCACCGCTAGTATCGATCAAGTGCCTGAATTCGATGCTCATCTCGCGCCCAGAGAAGTAAACGGCCTGTATCTCTACAGCCGTCCATTCCATCGGATGTCCGGCTGGTGAGTTGGACTTGACCAAGATCATGTCGATCCGACCGACGTCCTCACCAGCTGCGCTATCCAGATTGCCCGTCGATTCCAGGAACCCGACCTCTCCCGCTTGCGTCGGTTCAGGATCGCCAAGCAGGCAATCGCCAATGTGCTGGAAGACTGTGTTGTCCTGGTGAAACCGATAGGGACAAAGTGCCCGGATCATCCCACGTTCGCCTGCTACCGGCTCAACCTTGCCAGTCTCGTCGGTGTAGAGGCGAAGAGAACAAACGCCGCCCGGTTTGGTACATGTCGGATGGGCGGAGTCGGTTCGAAATGGGCACGTTTTCTCATGTTGGTCTTGTCGGGCAAGAATAGCGCTCAGAGCTTCCAGTCTTGCCAGCTCCCGAGGCTTCAGATCACCGAGAGCAGCAGCTTCCTTCAGTTGGATGAGCCGGTCGACATCCACTTTCTTCATGGTCGCCGAGCCGACTTTGTGACCTGCGAACGCAACACGCTCGGCATCCGTCAGATCCTCGAAAGGCCGACCATACCATTCAGCTATATGAAAACGTTCTGCCACAGATTCTCCCTCGCGTAGTGCAGAGGACATCGCCCTGAAGTCACTGTCAATCAACCGGTCGTTCCCAAGGTTAAGTTGTGCACAAGATGATGCGGTCGGGTATCAGACGGTCGTTGGCTGCAGGCCCAAGTTTCCCGTAAGGCCGCTCCGCGAAGTGATGATCCGTCCCTTGGTCAAAGCTTCAGAATCTCCAGTCCAAGGTTTGGTGCCCAAGGCCGGACCTTCGGCATCGCCGCTGTCACCTCGACTTCCCGCAGCATCCCGCCCGACAGCAGCCCATCCCGCACCCAGTCCAGCGCCTGCCACCAGTCGTCGTAGCCTCGCCTGGCGGATGCGATCTGCTCCGGATGTGGCCGCCAAGTGACCGGACAAACCAGCACCTCGACCGTGCGCCACTTACCGCGCGTCTTCATTCGCTCGGTGCCGACGACGATGGTTGTCGCCCGCTCACCATGCTGGTTGTTATTGATTTCCAGCGGGACGCAGCGCGGGACGACGCCCGGCATCCAGTCAGGGGTCATGCCAACACGTGCCAGTTCGGCTACCTGTATCGCCATGCGGATGCCGCCGAGGCGGTCGGGCATGCCAACGACGGTGGCTGCGATCACCTCGGCGTCGGGGTGAGTGTAGCTGCCCATCTTGTGCTGGCCGCCGTCCACCTTGCAGCCAAGCATGGCGCGCTGGAGCAGGACGTATTCCAGGCCGAAGCCGAAGCCTTCCTCGGCCCTGTCTTTGCGCTGGGGCAATTCCAACTGCGCCTGTTCCACCCGAAAGGCCCATTCCAGCGCCGCCTGGACGCCCAGCGCGTGTTTCACCTTCGTGCCGCCGTTTCGACCGATCTGTCGTTGGAAGCTCACGGCTGCATCCCCTCAAACAGTGACATTTGCGCCGGTCGCTGGGCCTGGTCCGTCGACCGCCAGATCCAGGGACCCGAGGCCATGGGCAGTTGCGATAGAGCGCCACGCATGTGCTGCTGCCAGAGGGTGAACTCCGTTGCCGAGGAGGCGCAAAGCGCGTGCCCGATGGGCCAGCCCATCAGCCATCCGACGAAGAGCGGGTTCAGCCGCCGCCGCGACCGGCCCTTGAGGATCCGCCGCGAGACGACGCGCCCATGCGAGGCAATCATCGAAGCCCAAAGCGGGCGCGAGATCGGGGCGTGCGGCAAGGACCGCAGCCCATCCCGTGTGATCGCCGGGGCCGGGCGGGTGAAGCCCTGCTCCGCCCGGTAATGCAGTATATCCATCCGGGACTTGCCGTCCGCCCGGGTGACGCTGGCTTCGCTGGATCCCTTCCAGTTCTGTGCCGCCGGGGTTGGCCATTGCGCCGCGTGCGCTGGCAGGGGCGGCATCCCTCCCGAACCATAACTCTGGCCCGGCCCACCCTTCGCGCCATCGGTCGCCTTGGGTGTCGACCAGTTGGTGACGCCCAGCGCCAGCGCTTCTGCCTTGCGGGTGAAGTCGCTGTTCCCGGCCGGGTTGTAGTTCGCGGTGCCGGGATGCAGGCTCATCGGTGTGGGCCAGGATGAAGATGCGCAGCCGCTGGTGCGGCGCGCCGACTTCTGCCGCAGAGAACAAGCCCGCCGCAGGCGTGTAGCCCATCCCCCAAAGCTCTCGTAGGACGGTCTCGAGCCCGAGGGTGACATGCCCGGCGACGTTTTCGAGGAATACCCATTCAGGGGAGCATTCCCGGATGACGCGGGCGACCTCGGGCCAAAGGTGGCGTGGATCGTTGGCCCCGCCGCGCTTTCCTGCCGCGCTGAAGGGCTGGCAGGGATATCCGGCGAGGACGATGTCGAAGGCACCGTGGAAGGGCCGGGCATCGAAGCTGCGCAGATCGTCCCAGATTGGCGCCGGGGCGAAATATCCGGCGCGCTGGGCTGTGATGAGGACGGATCGGGGCCAATCCTCCCATTCGACAAATGCCCGAGTGTGAAACCCGGGTTCGGCGAGCATGACGCCCAGATCCAAGCCTCCGCCGCCTGCGCAGAGGGACAATCCGTGGCGGGGACGTAACACCATGCCATTCACCGCACCCCTCGCTGGCGCAGCCGTTCCGGCGTGACGAGGCCGCGCACCAGCATGGCATCACGGATGGTGTTGCTGATCACGCTCTGGGGCAGATAGCCGTCGGCATTGACCATTTTGGCGTAGAAGGCCGCCTTCTCGTCGTCGCTGAGCGGAAGCTTCACCTCGCCCTTGCTCGGCCGCTTTGCCTTTTTGCCGTTGGCGATAGCGGTGGCGGTTTGCGCATCTCGCTGGGCGGCCCGTTCCATGAACCGGTCGAGGGCTTTTGGCCCATCAGGCGGATTGGGATGATCGCTGCGGGTTTCAGTGGCAGTTTCGATGATGCGGACCTCACTTAGCCCGAGGTCATCCCGCCAGCGGCGAACGTGCAACCTCGCTGGCCATCCCTTCCACCAGGCCGGGAGGGTGGCGTTGGCGGCAAAGCCCAGCGCAGTCAGCAGCTCTGCGAAAAACCGATCAAAATCGGAATCTCGCGCTTGCGCATCCTCCTCCTCCTTTACAGGTTTACTTAAGGGTTCTCTTACAAGGTTAATCTCCGGATTCCGGAGATGGCTTTCGGCAAAATCCGGAGATGGCTTTGCCGAAAATCCGGAGATGGCTCCATGTCCGGAATCCGGAGTTGGGTCGCCGTCTTGTTCCTCGTCCGTTCCTGAAAAGCCGTCTCCGGTTTCCGGAGTTGGCTCTTGTGGAAATCCATCCTCGAACCCCAGGATGTAGCGTGTGGCCTGACGCTTGTGGGTGCGGGGATCATGGACGCGAACACGGTGGATCAGGCGCAGCTCCTCGAGCCGGGCGAGGTGTTCGTTCAGGGCGGAGATCGACATTTCCGCATCGTCCGCCAGCCGTGCCTGCGTCGGGAAGCAGCCGAAGTCCGGGTTGTGGCGGTCGCACAAGAACCAGAGCACGATCTTGGTGGCAGGTTTCAACCCGCGCTGCTGGATGGCCCAGACGGTTGCCTTGTGGCTCATGGTGCCACCCTCCGCACCGGCCGGACACGGGTGGTGAAACCATGATCGGCCAATGCGCCCAGCGCGTCGTCAAGACTGCGGATCAGCGCCCAGCCGTAGCCTTGCGCCAGCACGCCATCCCGGAACGCATCCTGGTCGGGGCGCAATCGACCCTTGGGTGCCTTCAGTTCCAGAAACAGGACGCGCCCATCGCACATCACCATCAGATCGGCAAAACCGGCATGTACGCCCATGCCGACCAGAATGGCCTGACGTTTTGCGCCGCGGGGGCCGGGTTCTGTCACCTCGTTGGCGCAATGGTGAATGATGGCGGTGCGGGGCAGGGCGACACGCAGCGCCTGCACAACGGCGCGCTGAAGATCGGCCTCGGGGGCGCCACGACGCGTCATCGTGCTTCCCTCCCGTTGGCTTCACGCTGACGGCGCTGCACTGGTCGCCGCGCGTCGATCACAACCAGCAACACCCGGGCGTCCTTGCGCTCGGCTGCGGTGTCGCCGTGGGTGGCCAGGACGTTGCAGGCCAAACGGATCAAGTGGTCGCTGTGATGGGCGACGTCGGCGATGACGGCGCGGGCCTCGGCGACACGGTCGGCCGGCCAGTCGGAGTTGCGGGGGTGCAGATGCATCACCGGCTTCCTCCGGCACGACGGCGGCGCGGGGCGGCCTGCTCCTGCTCCTCCAGCCATTCCTCGACGGCGGCGCGACGGTAGTAGACCTTCCGCCCAGCGCGAACGCAGGCGGGACCGGTGCGCTGGGCCTCCCAACGGCGCAGCGTGTCAATCGACAGGCCGAGTTCCACGGCGAGATCAAGACGACTGATCCAGCCGATCAGCAGCGTGCGGGGTTTGTCCTTTGGGTCTGGCATCGATCCAAGGCGTGGCATTGGGGTCTCCCTGTTCCGGGCCCTTTTGACGCTGTGCGTCGGGGGGCGTTTGCAGAGAGCAGTGAGCGCAGGGCCGAAGGGGTGGCGGGAAGGCGCAGGGTGGCGCAAAGGAACGCACCCTCGTGCCACCCCTTGTTTCATTGGGTTTTGCGCGTCGGGCGGCGTGGCGTGCGGTTGGGTAAGCCGTCGTGGCCAGTGGGCCAAATGGACGCCAAAGCTGCAAACACCTGCGAACACCCGGATTTACAGGTGATTGACCGGCATTGGCAGGCAAAGAGGGGGTGGCATCCGGCGCGGCACCCCTGCCACCCCTTGATTTGCTTGGAGATTTACAGACGCGGCATGCCTTGCATCGGCGATTCCAGCCTGGCGGACGCCCGGTAGGGCGCGGGAGAGGCTGACAGCCATGATCAGACGCGGCGATGCTCGGCCCGGCCAGCGCTGAATTCCCAATGAAACAAGGGGTGGCGCAATGAGGCCGACCTTTCCGCCACCCTGCGCCTTTCCGCCACCCGAGCTGCCATGCTTGCCTTGATAGTGCGGCGGAACCACGCCTCATGTCGGATGCAAGAAGGATCCAACGCATGCCCGAACGCATCAAGCTGACCGAAAAGGTGCTCCGCGAAGCCGAACCCGTCGTGGGGCGCGACTACCAGATTTTCGACACGGAGGTGCGCGGGTTCGCCGCCTGCATCTACCGCGGGGGCGGACGGGCCTTCACTCTCGACTACCGCCATGCCGGGCGGCAGCGCCGGATGACCTTCGGACGTTGGCCGGAATGGTCAGTGTCGGCGGCACGCGAGCGCGCCAAGGAAATCCGTCGCGAGATCGACGCCGGTACTGACCCTCTGGCCCAGCGTGGGGCGCTGCGCGAAGCGCCGCGTGTCGACGACCTGATTGAACGCTACTGCGCCCAGCATCTGCCGAAGCTGGCTGAACGCAATGCGTCTGACCAGAAGTCCGCGCTGGCCAAGATGGTGGCTCCGGTCTGGGGCCGGAAACTGGTGACGGAAATCACCTCGACCGACGTCGACAAGCTCTTGAACAAAGTGGCCGAGGGACGGCCCCGGCCGCACAAGGAAAAGCCCAACAACCGGGCCAAAAGGCTCCAACCCGCAAAGCCCACGCCGGTGCGCGCCAACCGGATCGGGGAGGTGCTGCGCAAGATGTTCACCTTGGCGGTCGAGTGGGGGTGGTGCAAGGACAATCCCGCCCAACGCTTTCATCGTCGGATTGAAACAGCGCGAGAGCGGTTCCTGTCAAAGGACGAGATCAACAGCCTTGCCGCAGCCCTCGATGCTGCCGAGGACCGCCGCGCTGCCGATATCATCCGCATGTGCATGCTGACCGGCGCTCGTCTGGGCGAGGTAAGGCAGGCGCGATTTGAACAGTTCAATCTCGAACACATGAGCTGGTCAAAGCCGCCCGCTATGACCAAACAACGCCGGGTGCATCGCGTGCCGATTTCGGATGAAACCGCCAGCATTGTGCGCCAGCGCCAGTTGTCGGTGCCGCGCGGCACGCCGTGGCTGTTCCCCGGCGACACGCTGGGCCAGCCCGTGCAGGAGGTGCGACGGTTCTGGGCGCAGATCCAGAAGGAGTGTGGGCTGCAGGAAGTCCACATCCACGACCTGCGCCACACCTTTGCATCCCTGCTGGTCAGCGGTGGCGCTTCACTGGAAATGATCGGCAAGCTTCTGGGCCACAGCCAGATACAGACCACGCTGCGCTATGCCCACCTCATGGACTCGCCGCTGCGCGCGGGTGTCGATGCTGTGGCGAGCGCCTTCAGGCCAAAGCCCCGGTTAGTTCACGATGCCAACGATCAAGGTGGCCGAAAGACCGCGTGATCCGGGCAGGCACGGACCGGGATCATCAAGCGTCCCCGCGTTGCAACGCCCTCCATATCGGCGTGATCCGCCGCCGGATGCTGCGGCTATCGGGCATCTTCTTGCCGTCCGACCGATCAGCGAACCATTCCTGCATCTCGGCAACCAGGTCGGCTTGGGTGTCAGGCAGACCGTGATCGAAAATGCGCACGATTAGGGCGATGTTCATCCCTTCCCAATCATAGGAGGTTGAAACCCCGGGTCCGGCCGCCACGCGCCGGATCATGTCGTTTTCGTCCTCAAACGCGTGAACCTCTTCGGCCATGATCACCATATCAGCCACCGCCACCGTTATGCCGCACACTGGATCGGTGATCAGCAACCAATCCTGACGCCCGGCAGGCTGAATGCGCCGCATGATCCCTTCCGATGGACCCGTCCCGCAACGCCGGAAAAGCGGCATCAACTCCATCGGCGACAAGGTGACCTTGCCTGCGATGACCTCGTCGCCACAGCGGACTGCGGTAATGCCGGTCAGGATTCGGAACCTGCCTGCATCGGCCCATCCGGCGATATCTGCGATGTTGCAGCCCCAGCGCGCAGAGGTTTCGTGAAGGGTCAGATAAACGCGGGGCGGCAAAGACATGACTGGGCATCCTCCAATGAACCGAGGATGATCTGTGCTCAAACCGCCTGCAGCCCGCGCCGCGATGGCACGGGGTAAGTGACCGGATACAACGACATAAGAGGCGCTGTCGCGCCTTCAGCCGCCAAGACTGCTTTTCCGATAGACCTGTTTTGCTTTTGGTTGAGGACTGCTCTCCCCACCCATGCAACCTGCACGGGCGCTCGATTCGGAGCAAGAGGGCGCGCGAATGAAACTGGGGATAAGCGAAGCGGATTCTGCCAGGTGGTTGGTCCAGTGGGCTAGCGGCCCGAAAGGTGGTATTGGCTTGATTGGACGGTGGACTATGATAGCTTTCAAACTTGGCGTCATGCCATTCTTCCAATGTCGAGTACACGAGGTTCCAATGCGCTTTTGGATAGTTCTATTTGGAGTTAGTGCGGCTCCTGCGGCGGCAGACAACTACATAGCGTTTCAGTCACCCACAGGGAACATTCACTGCGCAATCCATGAAAAAGCCGGGACAGAGGTCAGTTGCGACATGCGCGAGTACTCCCCTAGCTACACGCTACCGGTTGGATGCGACGGTTTGAAGATCATTTTCAGTGCTTGGGATTTTTCCTTGAAGGGCGGTTTATCGTGTACTGATGCTAACCTAATTCAAAGTGACAATGCGGTGCTTCCCTATGGTGAAGCTGTTTCACTCGGTGGGATATCTTGTGTATCTGCAAAGACGGGCATAACCTGCACCAATGCTGCGGGTCATGGCTTCAGCGTTGCGCGAGCGAGGCAGAAGCTGTTTTGATTGCCGCGCAGGCAACCGTTGGTCCAACCACTGGCAGGTTATGGTCGGTTGAGCT